CAATTGCTCCGCCAAACTGTCCTACGCCTTGTGTGTTTTTGTAAATGCCGGCGCCCAGTTGCTTCATACTGGTGCCCAACTGGGCCATGCTGGCCTGCAGACTGGCTGTGTAGCCACGTATGCCCACAGTGGCATCTTTCATGCCCTTGTTGTATTCTGCTGCGGTAATGTAGCCCAATCGGAAGTTTTCCGCCAGGCGTGCCATTGCGTCTTGGATTTCTTGTTCGTTCATAAAATCAGCCATAACTATATTTACCGAGGAAGATTATGCCACAAAACAACCCTTTACAACAGTATTTCCGCCAGCCAGCCATATACATACGCCTGCCTAGTGCAGGCAAACACTATCCAGCTGGCGCCCTAGACATGCCCGCCAATGGCGAACTGCCGGTGTTGCCCATGACCGCAGTGGATGAAATAACTTATCGCACGCCAGATGCACTATTCAATGGATCGGCCATGGTCAATGTGATACAGAGCTGTGTGCCCAACATACGTGATGCCTGGTCTGTGCCGGCCATGGATGTGGACACCATCTTGGTGGGCATACGCCTGGCCAGCTACGGACACGAAATGGAACTGGGCACCACCTGCCCGGCCTGCCGCAAAGAATCCGATTTCACGGTGGACCTTAGATCAGTGCTGGACGGCATACGTTCGCCCAACTATGACCAGTCAGTGCGCCACGGCGATCTGGAATTTTACTTCCGGCCCATGAGCTATCGTAATCTCAACGAAAACAACCAAATACAGTATGATCAGCAAAAGCTCATGAGCATGTTGCCCGACAGCGAAGTACCCGAACCCGACAAGATCACGGCCATCGGAGATGCCTTACGCCGTCTCACACAAGTGACCATAGAAGCCCTGTGCCAAAGCATAGCCGCAGTCAAAACCCCGCAGGCCTTGGTCACTGAACCCGAATTCATACGCGAGCTCATGAACAACTGTGATAGAAAAATTTTCAACAGTGTGCGAGATCACATTGTGAATCTCAAGACCCAGGCCGAACTACCGCCCTTGAAGATCTCTTGTCCTGAATGTCAAAATGCCTATGAACAACCCATGACCCTGGACATGACAAGTTTTTTCGCAGCCGCCTCCTAGTCCTGGACTCTGACCAAATTTCCAAGATGCTGGACAGCATGGAAAAAGAAAGCAATGACATCCGACAGGAGGCGCTGAAAATGGCCTGGTACATGCGTGGTGGTCTGACCTATGAGCAGGCCATGACCCTGGGTGTCAGCGAAAGAAAATTGATCAACGTCATAATCAAAGAAAATCTTGAGACCACAAAAAAGAGCGGTCTACCTTTCTTTTAAAAAATGTTAAATTTAGAAACTGTTACCTACGACATCGAACGTTGGATGGCCACGTTTGTGGAAGTTCCACATCCGGCATTGGGTGGGTGGGCACCGTGTCCGTATGCCAGACGGGCCCGGCTGGATCGAGACTTTGAAGTCAGACTTGGTCGCAATCCCTTTGAAGATCTCATTGCTGTCAGCTATGGCATCTTGACCAAAAGTGTGACGATTTTTGTGTATGATCCCAAGTTCCATCCCTACGACAAATTCCATGATGAAATAGAATTTGCCAACATCAATCATCTCGTACCCCGGGACATGATTGCCCTGGAAGATCATCCGGCAGATCCAGAAATGGTCAACGGAGTGAGCATGAATCAAGGCACCTATGCCTTGGCCTTGGTACAGAGTCTGAGTGATTTAAATGCTAAAGCAAAGACCATGGCCCAAAAAGGATTTTACACAACTTGGCCGGAAGATTACTTACAAGCATTGTTCCAGCACAGAGAAGATCCCAGACTATGAGTTACCAATTTGCTAGAATACGATTGGCAGAAACTAGCTATCAGCCCACAGTAGCCTGGGAATATCTACGTGAGCCCAATATCACACAACTACGAGATATCTATAGGACCTACTGTATCTACAAACACTTTGCTAGTGTCATGCCACTATTTGACAGCCAATTCACTGACCCTGCCACTGATGTGATTGGCTACAAAGACCAAGGAGAATTGGTAGCGTTCAGTCTGATGCGACGCTACGACAAAGAAAATGTGCTGGCCAGTCAGTTTGCCTGGACCTATCACAATCCTCGAAGCAGACTGGGCGTTGAGAGTTTGAAGACCGAATGTGCTATCTACAGAAATCGAGGTTATAAATTTTTATACCTGGATCAAGCACACTTATATAAACAAGGCCTTGAAGGCTTTGAACTATTAGGACCACAACAATAATGGCAGACTTATACACAATTTGGGCCAACAAAGAAGGCGATATATCGGATATCGATTGGGTCAACGGAATGAAAAGTTTCTTTGATCATTTGGTCAGCGAAGGCAAAATGGAATCATATAGAATCACCAGATGCAAAATGGGATTCCGCAGTATTGCAGACATGCCAGAATGGATGATAATCATGGAGTTCCGAGACATGGGTCAAATGGACAGTGCATTTCGTCGGGTTGCTCCATTAGAAGGTGAACTCGAAACAAAACACAAATCATTCAATCAGTTTGTTGCTGGCGACATACAACATGCCTTGTTTCGAGATTGGCCTGATCAGTTCTGAGATCTCTAAGAGATCTATTGATTCGCTGTCGCTCATCAATATTTTGTTTTTCCGTATTATCCAGATTAAGTGGTCACAATTCACCGTATACACGGTGAACAGTGTGATGCATTATCCGAGTAGCACAGTCACTTCATTCCAATGAGATTGTAGTTTCCTACACGGAGGCGGTTGACCGGTACCCCCTACTCAAGCTTCACATATCAACGGAACCCTAGTGACCCGAGAAAGAACCAAGTCCTATGAGCATGAGTTGTGTCTTTTTCACAGAGCTCAAACCATTTGTTGCCTTAAGTTAGCAATTGCCTTTCACACGCAAGCCATTCCGGACCGGGTATCTCACCGTTCCTCCTTGCGAGTCGAGCAACCTCGACCAAACAGAGTGTGTTGTTGCCTGTCTAGTTTAAATTTTGTTTTTTATGTGACTACCATGTATACGGCAAACTATCTGTCCGTTGTAGTAGTCATCTGACTCTAGTACTCTATGATTGAATTGTTCTCTAGCTTCTATGTAACTACAAGCTGCTTTTGAGTTGCAATAAAATAATATTTCTCTTGTAAAGTTGTCTGAGCCTAGCTCTGCAATGTCTTTGTTTAGTTGTTCGTTGCTTCCATAGTATAGTTGCCAGTCTGATTCTATTTTGCTTCTGATCCGTTTGCGTTTCTTGTTGCCGTTCTTTAATTTTACTACTTTGTATGAGGTCTTGCTAAATTTTGCTAATTTTTTTCCAATGTATTTCCTGCCGGACAGTTTATTAGTAATCAAATAAACAAATCCAACACAATCATCGGGCAACGTTTCAATTTCAGTGTTTTCGTACAACCATACCATGGACTAATAGTTATCATTTTACCACTCAGTTGCATATTTTTCATCTACCCTGCTGGCTACACACTTAGTCTGGCACTCTTGCCACCCAAAAGTTTTAAATGTTGTTGCCCAAAAATCATCAGTTACAGCATCAGCAAGTGTGCGACGATTCAAATCAAATTTAGCGGCAATGGCTTTCCATTCTGAGTTGTGGCTGTAGCGGTTTGCCACCCAACAGCAAGGAAACAATCTACCTTGTGCGTCAATGTAAAGTCCTTTGTTGCCAATTTCACACAGGGGTCGTACACCGTTGATCTCTGCGGCAGATTTGTATAATTGTATGTTCTTGGTGTTTGCCTGTGAATTAAGCCCACGCGAGCTTAACACGACAACATCTCTTTCGAATCTGTGCGAGCCGCTGACAAACTTTCTACTGGGTTCTAGTGGATCGTCTTTGCCGTACCCGGGATAGATTGTTCCAAACTTGGTGCTTTTTGTTAATTGAAATGCATCCATGCCCAAGTACAGGGCTAAATTTTTCATATGATCTATACGATCTTCGTTAAATTTAAATGCAATAGCAGCCCAAACTAACCGACAGTTGCTGTTATCTCGTAGTGCCTTGACCCCGGTAACAATACTGTTAAAATCACTGTTTACTCGATACAAATTATTGCTGTCATGGTCGTAGCCATCAACGCTAAAATGTACAGTGTCCTGTTCAGTGAGCACACGGCCTAGTTCCTGCCACCATTCTGGTTTCTTGTGTGAACCATTGGTGACAATAACGATCTCTACAGGTTTGATGGATTTGATATATTGAATCACTGGTACAAGATCGTGGGCATAGATAGGATCACCGTCATCACCACAGAATGTGATCTTCTCCACATGGTCGAGCACAAACCCTGCGGTAAAGTTTCTTTTGAAAAATTCTAAATCTAGTTCAGTGTTTACCAAACTGTCAGGAACTTCTTGTCTAGCACAGCGTGGGCAACGCAAGGTACACTTTGAACTGATTTCGATGTGAAAATGCCAAGTGGCTAACATAGTTGTACCTCTCGTTGCCATTGATCTTGAAATACAGTTTTGTTTTTGTTTGTGGAACAAGCACTGGCACACACTGAATTGGGGGTGTCTGTTTTCCAGGTCAATTTTACAGTGGCCAAATCATCTTTGACAAAATCTTGTTGAGTGGTTCCAAGCCAGCAACAAGGGCTTACCCGCCCTTGAGCATCTATGTACATGCTTTTTTCATTGAGCACATGACATTTGATAGGTCCTGGCTTGACCGCAGGCTGTTGCCATCCCATGGGAAATTCCAAATGGTCAGTGAATCCACGCTTGCTGACCTTGGCACGAAACCACTTGAATCCCATGTCACGGGCCAACTGCTCGCAAGTGTCCACTTGATGTTGATTGTGTTTGTACACCAGCATGTCCCAATGAGCAGATCCACCTGCGGCAATGTAGGCTTGAACATTGCTCATCAGCTTTTGCCAATTGACATTTTTGCGATAAACATGATTGGTATCTTCCAATCCGTCTATGCTAAACACACAATAATCTTGGAGCTGATTGAACAAACGTCCTAGTGCATGCCAAAAGAATGTACTCTGAACAGCACCATTGGTATTCATGCCCAACACAATGTTGGGATTAATTTTTCTAAAGTAGTTGTAGATGTCCATGGTATAGTAGCCTGCAGCCGGATCGCCATAGTTGCCACACATGAACATTTTGTCTAGGTTGCCAATCACTCGGTCACTGAAATGTTGTTGTATTTGTTCTATCCGCAGGTGATGCTTGACGTCTTTTCTGAATTCCGTATCAGTCTCCCTGGCACACATGGGACATGCGGCCTGGCAAACATCTGTGGGTTCGACGTGCAAGACCTTGATTCTACGCAATTTCAACATCCGTGTTGTAACTGGTAAAGCCACCTTCTTTGACAACCTTGAGTATGTTCTCCACACGCCCAGCCAGCTCATCTCTGTGACTGACCAACCATATGCTCTTGTGACGTTCACGACTCATGTGTTTGAGCAAGGCCAAGGCATTTTCCACGCCCTGTGTATCCAGTCCACTATCAATCATTTCATCTATGAACAACACATTGATGGGTTGATATAAACTTTCAAACACATCACGGAAGGCCCAACTCATGCTAAGTATCAACCTGTTGCGTTCACCTCGACTGAGATTGTCAAAGTCCAGTTCACGACCCAGTTCTTCAATGCTGACACTGAGATCATTCTGAAATACCACAGTGTGTGGCAAGCCTATGCGATCCAGGTAGTGTGTGAGTCGGGCATTCAAATAGCTCAAGTTTTGTTCAATGATCTTTTTGCGTATGAAACTGTCCTTGCTGGTCAATAGTTTGAGCAAGAAGTCCTGATGTTCCTGCAATCGGGTAAGCTCATTGAGTGTGTCATATGTGACCACCTGCAAGGCTTGCCCTTGCATGTCTTCTATTTGTTCACCGTAAGGATCAGTTTCGGCCTGTTTGTTTTCCAACTGCTTTTGCAGTGCGGCCAGACTACTCCTATGATCAATGGCATCTTCTTCTCGATCATAGAACATAGTAGGTGGCTTGCCTAGCGTGCCCAAGGCGGTGTGGGCAGTCTCAAGTTCTGATAAGATTCGTGTATGTTCTTGGCACGCCGTTCTCGCTGCCACCAGATCAGCCTGCTTACCTTCCATGACCTGTTGGTGCTTATGGTCGTGGAAAGCCTGCCCGCAAGTGTGACATGTGTGATTTTCAAGTGTCGCAATCTCCTTGCCAAGCTTCTCAATGCTTTTGTTCTCGCGGTCCTTATCAAGCTTCGTGCGGGAGATCTGTCCAGCCAAGTCGTTAAGGTCTTTGCGCTTCTGATCCCATACTTTGTGGGCCTTGTGGGCCTGTATCTCGGCTTCAATATCAATCTTCTTGAGCTCTTCGAGCGCGGTCGTGAGTTTCGCAATCTCTTCTTCATGTTTGGTCTTCCAAATTGTTTGCCTACGTCGTAAAGCCTCGATCTGTTCTTCAATCCTTTTGTTGGCTTCCTGTACAGCACGTATACGGAATTCTTCCTGTTGTATGGCCTCTTTGGTTTGTCGGTTGTGTTCCTTGATCCGATCAGCCCGCTCACTGAGCATGGTTATGCCCAAGAGCTGTTCAATGATGGTTCTTTGATCCGTGGCCTTGAGACTGAGAAACGGTTCGGTATAGGTGTTGAGTGCCAGGA